TACCCCATCCAGGACAATCTGATGGACCGCCGCCGCCGCCACCACCGCCAACAGTAATGACATAAGCACATTTTACATCACTAGGAACATACCATGTAGTACTATGTGCATATTGATAACTTTGCTGACCCATGATTTAAAACTTAATGATGTAATGAACCATAATAAATGGAGTAACACATTGATTAAGTACTTCTAAATCTTCTGTATCAACATCAATATATGAATACATATCATCCAAAGGAATTTCAAATGAAGGGAAATCATACTGAAAACTATGAGTATAAGTATAAGGACGCAAAATAGTATGCTCATGCCATGCGTCACCACTAGGAACATTCATTTGAGTTTCTTCCATCGTATTACCAGCAGAAGCATTAGCAGCATTTGCTGTATTTTCACCCCCCATACCAGAACCATCAGTACTATGAGCTCCACTATAATTCAACACAGAAAGTCCAGTCATATTATGAGCATGACCCTGAAAATGCTCCGGTGATAATATCATCTTACTAGTCTTTCTATCCATATTATAGCGAATATTACCATTAAACTCAAGATTCGGTTGACCTGTTGCTGTCATATTTCCAGCATAATTGCAATATAATCTAGTACCAACATTAGAATATGGATCTACCTTAACACCTACCCTATTAGCAGAATTGTCATCATCATCATCCATTCTTGTTGCTCTATATTCTCCTGTTCCTCTACCACCTATAATTACTTTTGATCCAAGATCCGGTAATTGAAAACTTCCTAAATCATTATTCTCAGGATCTGGATTTCTTAATGTTACATGGTCTTTTTTAAATCTACACTCATCACCAATACCAACAGCATTCGCTAAACAATAATAATCCTTAACATTTTGCACTCGACCATTACATGGTAAAAATCCACCGGGTAATTTTTCCCGAAACATGATATTATTGGGATCTTTATCAATAATAATACCTTCCATAGCATGTTGCTGGATAGTACCAGGTATGCCACCATAACGAGCTTTTTGGTGTGTATAGTTAACGTTGTGATCGGATAAGTTCGACATATTAGTATGCTCTAATGATATACAAACAAGTTAAACTTGGTTGTGTTGTGTTAAAATCAACCTGCAAGGCATTTTTATTTGCATCATTCTGCAACAATCCTGTTTGTCTAGCTAAATTTACAATAACATTAATATTACTTGCTGGTCTTAACCTACTACCATCAAATTCAATCTCAATCTCATCATGATCATGTGGTTCAATATAATCATCTGGATCATTATCTGCACGAAAATTTAATGCAGCATGACTAATCAACGTATCACGAACTTCATTTATAGAATCAGTAGTCTCATAATAATTAGTCATACCAGCTGAAGGAGTAAATGAATTGCCACCAAAACCATACGCAATTGGTTGAGTACTATCTATAAGATGACCATTGTTATATGATGGTGTAATTTTAAATTTACGACTAATAGGAGTATAGGCGACCTGGTTTGGTTTTAAGTTGTAAGGTGGTGCTTCTGATAATACTTTAGCCATCACTTTACCAGCAAGTCCCTGACTAAATCCACTAGGATGTGTCATACCTACCTGTGGCCAATATGTAACATACTGGCCAGCAGTTGCTTGCATGGTTGCCGTATCCCATCCAGTACCAGGTGATATACCAGGCATCAATAACTGTGTTGCAGCATCAAATGGTTCGTCAGGCACATCATCTGTCCAACCAAAGTAATAGCTGTCACCATTCCAACCGCTAATATTATCAGTAATTTGAAAACGAATAGTATAGCGTACATCTTCATATGGAATCACACCCTTACCGGGCTGTGCAGACGATGCACCACTAATTGTTTCATAACTACCGGGATGGGTATGTCTCTTAACATGCTGTCTTCCTAATTTTCTAGGAGCAACATATAAAGTTCTAAAACCATCACCAGGTATTGCTGTATTACCACGCAATCTACCATGATATATATCACCACCTACATAATCAGAATCAGGAAGTTCAAATACTATATCAGTATAAACATCAGTAAAAATAGTTGTAAGTGACTGACTCTCATGAGTACCTACCTTTGGATCAACTAATGTTTTTGCCTCAAGATCCTCATCATGAGGTCTACCAGTAGGAGCATTACCATTTATAAAATAATCCTTCTCAACATCCATTAATGCTCTGTCAGTTAAAAGAGGAAGTTTGATTGTTCCTGTATATGAAGGGAAACTTCCCTGCAAATTAGTAGCAAGATTATTATATGTGTCTCCGATTGCTTGTGTCAATAACGGAAAATCAACTGCAGCAACATTAGATCCATCACACATAACCCAACCCTTTGGGATAGAGGTTAAACCTCCACCCCATGGCATTATTGTTCCTATAGCTGCAGCTTTGGCGGTTTTAAGTTCTTGATAAAACATATCTTATACTTCTATTAAATACCAACCAGATTTACCATCAGGAGCAGCAGTACCACCATCAGGTGTTGTTGTACCAGCATAAACTAAAGCAAATCCAGCATATGGTGTCTGTACAACTAATTCACCACCATTATGTGTAGTAGTAAGGTTTGCACTATTACCAGTAAGCATTGCAGTTCCTGTATTAGTTGATGAATTCTGTACTTTAGTATCATTTGGAGCACGAATTACAAGTGTTAGATTGTAAGTCAAAAGTCCTCCTATATCTATAATACGAATCATATCACCAATTAGAGGTGGTGGATTCATTGGTAATTTAACCACAGTATTTTGTGACGCATTGACAAAGTAATTAGTATTCGCTACCGCATCAATCACAGAAGAAGCAGAATACTCCCACTTCCTACCACCAGATTGAGTAATATAGTTAGAAATACCAGCAACAGTTAGAGCACCATCATTAGCAACCTCAAAGATCTTAACAGTATCAGAATTAATGGTTAGCATTGCTGCTGCTGGATCAGAATATTGACCACTATTAATAGTTAAACCAATATTATCACGATGTGGGAAGTCTGTATCAGTAGTACCATATGCACCACCAATCTGAATACCACCACCAAACTTACTTACTCCAGAACCAAAAGCAGATAATGCTCCATAAGTTGCGAAATCACCAGAAGAATTCTCAAATGATAGTCTTGTCGTATTTCCATCTTCACTAAAGAAGTGCATGTCACCGCCATAGATCGATAGATCACCAGTTGCAGTATCAACTTCTAATGTAGTTCTCACTGCATTATTAAGATCACCACCATTTGTTAATCTAAACCATTCTGTCTTCTCAATAGTAGAACCATTAACTGTTAAAGTATTCTCTGTAGTTAATGTACCAGCAATAGAAGTATTACCAGTGGTTTTGTCCATCACTAATTTATTAAATCCTTGTCCAAAGTTAAGATCACCCTGTCCAAATGTATTGCCTGTGGTAGACTCAACCTTAAAGGTTATATTTTCTGGTACTCCACCATCATTAATAATGAAAGATTGAATATCAGTAGAAGTTAATTCAACAACCTTAACAATCTCACAATTAGATAGACGCAAGTAGTCATTAGTTGTTAAGATTCCACCAAATTCAGCAACACCAATTCTCACATTAGTAGTACCAGGAGGTAATCCACCAGCACTAGTAACATACATTGCACCTGTTGTTTGTGTAGACCACAATGTTTCACCAGCAACAATATTAGATGCTGTCTTAATCGTTACTGTAGACCCAACACCATTAAATCCACTTTGAATTGGCCAAGTACCATTCAAACCAGCAATAGTTGAACCAGTGATTTGTATAAATTCACCAAGATCAATACTTAAATCATTATTAGTCTTACTCTGCCAATGAATAGTAACAATATCAGTATCATCACTAACTATCTTCTGAATATCAGCATCAACAATAAGAATAGTAGCAACCTCATCAACCTCACCATCTAAATCAAAGTCAAATCCAGTAATGTAACTGGCATTTGGTTGCTTATCAAATTTAGCAATGATAGTCTCATCGGGATGATCTGTTCTTGCTGTAGTACCATCAACTGCACGTGAAACAGCAAGTCGATAACCAAGAGGATCATTAGGATTAATAACGTTAGTTAAACCAACAACCTCAACAATTTCATTAAATGCCTCATCCCTCAAACCAGTATTAACATTATCGATAGTATCAGGAGAAGAAGCATGTCCTCTCTCAATCAGAATCAAATCACCAATTTTAAAGTCATTAACAGCAGGTTGTGTAATAGGTAAGTCATAAAGATTACCTGCAGCATTAACACCATTAACCTTAAAGGTGATATCCGATCCTGCATTACCCAACGCTGCTGCTGGTATGGTTAGTTGATCATTATCACTATAACCACTACCAGGTGTTGCTAATGTAAGAGAAGAATTACCATTAATATCGATATCAATAGTAAACAATGCTCCAGATCCTGTGCCACCAGTAGGTTCAATGAATGAATATGTACCAGTAACCCATGCTCCATCTTGCATGGGTAGAATATTATCAATTCCAGCAATCTGTCCACCAGCAAGCAGATAAGTAGTACCACCCCAGTTACCTTGACCAGAAGTATCAATCTCCTTACCAGTTGGAACATACTTAAGGAAATCAATATTAGGATTAGCAAGTGAACCAATAACATGAGTACACGTACCAGCAGAGAACATAGCACGTTCAACTTCAATGATACCTGCCTGCAATCCACCAACCAGTTTGATGTGTGAATTAACAGTGGCACTTGCCAGAACTTCCAGTGAGTTACGAATTGTTGTTATACCACCAACACCAGCAATCTCCAATCCAGAAGTATTCTTACCAAGTGTAAGTGTATTAGTATGTTGACCATCAATTAGATCTACATGACCAGCAGTAGAGAAGATACGAGTAGAAGATGTACCAGCAAATGCACCAATCTCAAGTGTACCAGCAAGTTTTGTTTGATATGTACCAATGTATGTCTTACTATCTAAATTAGGAGCAGCACCACCAATTCTAACATCACACTGAGAACCTACTGTATCTTTAGAAGTAGCAATTTCAACATATGCATTTTCTGTTGCCCTATGAATCTCAAGAACACTATTACCAGCATTAGAACCAATCCTCATCACATGAGTAGAAGTATCACCAACACTATTACCAATATTAATTGTCTGTGAATTAGTAGTGGTGTTACCTAAAATAATAGATTCTGCATTAGCAAGACCAATAAAGAAGTCAGTATGAAGATTGATGAATTGGAATGTTTCAGCAGTGCTGTTAATGTCACCACCATCAACACTTAGATCATCATGAATCTTAACGTTACCAGTGAATCTTGAATCACCAACAACAACTAAGTTTCTATCAAGTGCCTTATCAGTAATTGTGCTATGAGCAGCATTAATAGCAACTCTACCACCAGGTTGATAAGTAGAATGTCTATAAGTAAGTATCTTGATAGTAGCATCACTGTTCCCACCAACCAAAGTAAGTATATCGTCTGCTTTATATCCAGAACCAGAAGCAACAACGACAGCACTTTCAATAATACCACTAGCATTACATGTAGCACTAACGGTTAATGCTGCATCTCCACTACCACCAGTAGTTGTTAATGTCGAAGTACCTGGTGTATATCCAGTACCACCAGTAACAATCTGGAAAGTTGCTTCCAGAGCATCACTGGTAGCAACACGTAATGTTGCATAATCATCAGCATCCGTACTATCACCACCAACTAATAAAGCATTATCTTCTAAATTATATGTCTTATTGTTAGATGTTTCTTGTAGATACTTGTTATCAGTAACAGCACCAAGAGAATCATAAGTAACTAAAGATTTACCAGAAATGAATGCTGTTCCAACAACATCAAGGTTTGCTCTTGGATCAGTATCAACACTAGTGCTGGCAGTTAAAGCACCTTCAATTGCCATCCTACCGATGGTATTGATGCCCAACCTATAATCACCAGGTACTTCAGTTAATGTACGTAATGCTTCAGTACCCAATAAACCTGTTTCCTTCCAAGATGACTTGGAAATTTCTATCTTAGCACCAGCACCTTCATTTGCCCAAGAATAAGTGTTAGCAGCAATCTGATTATAAAGATAGAACCGACATGTAGACGCAGTACCATCAAATCCAGTACCAATAACAGCCCATGTGCCATTAAAGAATGTATTACTGAAGTTACTGATACGTACATACTCACCAGGTCGTATACCAAGTCCATTATTACTAATACCTGATGCCCATTCAGCAGTAATTAAAGCTGAGTTATCAGCAGTTAATGTAAGGATTGATAGGTCAGGAATTTCTGTGTAATAATTAGTATAAATCCACCCAAGTGATCCAGTATTACCAATCTCAAGACCCTTATAAAGAACATCACCAGCAACAGGAACTATTGACGAACCATAAGTAATGTTTTGTAAAGTATAGAATGCAGTACCACCAGCACCAGCAGAATACAATCCACTATTATTTGGTGTTACATTAGATGGCTTGCCACCTGTATAATGAGTTCTTAATGAATACCCCTGACCAATGTCACCAACGTTGCCTCTACCAGTTAATTGGAATACAGCAGAACGTGTTATGTTCCTGGTGAGTAAAATATCACCTGCTTTGTTATCCCTGAAGGATGTACGATCAAGTGTTGGATCATCATTAACACCAACATGACTGTAGATACGTAATGAATCACCATCTTGTGGATCAACATTAATATGAACAGGGTTATTTAAGTAAGCATCACCCTCAACTGTAATCTTATCATTGAATGTAACAGCAGTATCGAAGGTTGTTACCAATGCTCCGATAGAATCCTGATCATCCTCAGTCTCTTGTAATTCTGCTTTCTCAAGGAAAGTCTCTTCGCCTGTAATAGCGTTGATCTTACGGTTACCTATGTAGAGGTCACCATTAGAGTTCAGACCCGTGTAGAATACAACACCAGCGTCCTCACGCTTCGCTTGAGCGTAGTAGTCCTGATAATCAGAAAGGACCACTTCCTGACGCAATGGGAAACCAGTTGAGTAGTTACCTGGACCATATCCAAGATACTCAAATGTATGGTTACCAGAACGTGCAATAGATGGACGACGAAGTTCAATATAGAACCTATCTTCTAATGGGAACTGCGAGTCACCACTAATAGGAATCTGTCTATTCTCGGATCCAATCGATGCATTACCACCCTGTGCTTGAATCCTATTATCTAATACAGGATTAGGAGTCTGATAATATGCTGTCGTATTAGTAAATTCATAATCCTTTAAAGGATCAGTTGCTAATAGGTCAACAACAGCTTCTTTTGTTTCACTGAATTTATTGTCATTTAACGTTACATAACCATGTACGTAATTATTGGCGGCGGAAATTGATACAGAAGGATCTGTAATATTTGTATCTTTTGTTCCATTCGCTTGTACTTGGAACCAAAGAGGATCATTCTTATAATTGAATGGATACAGACTGGAAATTGGTTGGGAGAACTTATAATTACGGAAGTTGTCACCAACACCAGCACCTGTAGGATAAGGTGAAATATTACCACGAACAGCAGTTAGATAGTAAATACCATCTTGCTGAGCAGGAATAACTTCCTGAATTGTTTCAACATCAAAGATATAGAATGTATCCTCAACTTCAGATACATCTTCCAACAGTTGCAAACTATATGTGTGTCCAGTAGGTGTTGTTACTTTATCACCAGGACACAATGTGTATAGATTTGCTCCATCCATTCTATAAAGATAACTATCTTTATTAGACCTAGACTTAGTAGAATCAGGTAATCCAAAGGAATCCGGTCTACCCATGCTAGTCCAGAATGTTCCATTACTCTGGGTAAATGTTGTTAGGGCAGCACCATGTTCTAATTTACCCTCAATACCCTTAAGAACAACAAATGCAGTTGATGTTAACGCATATTCATAATAAGCATGAACATAACCAGAACCTGTCGAACTTCCTGCCCACGCAACATAGTTAGTAGAATTACTATTATAAAGATCAGACTGAATACCAGCACCTTGTGGTATAGCAATTTCAAGAATTACAAACTGCTCATTCTTAACTGCAGTATTCTCAACATGATGATCAAATACTGTTAATTCTAATCTATCAGCACCATTAACACTAACAACTTTAGCACTCTGAATTGTAGTCTTGAAGAGACTATCAAATTCAATACTCAGTGGATTTTTATATGGATCATAAAGATTATCTCTATTCTCTACATCAACACCAGCAGCATCAAGAGTTGTGAGATTTAAACCCAATTGTTCTGTAGGTTGTGATGGGTTGTAAAATTCAGCAACATCAGGAGCACCACCAATTGGTTCTAACTGGAATTTCTGTGGTCTTAACCTTCTCCTATCATCAGTTCTCGTCTTAACAACATAACCATTAAGTGGTTCTCTTACATTCTGAAGATATTGTGGGATGACATAACGTAATCTATAAATCCTATCATCAGGAACACGCTTATCCTCAAGACGCTCAAACCATGTATCTGGTGTGAACAAATTACCTGTTCCATCTAAGAAATCAGCATCATGGAATCTAGTTAAGATATTATCTGGATCAGAACCACCAACGGATTCTTCTTTTACATTAAGATACCATCTCTCAAATGTTTCAGCATCATACTTGAGTGGACTAGTCTTCTTATCACCATAAACCAGGAAGTTACTTCCACCAGTAAATAATACCTCATTAACACCAGCTTGTGCATCTGCTTGTGTTAAGTGGATAGTAAAGCTATTCTTAGTTTGGAATCTAGGATAGTAATACTTATTAGTTCTAACTGTACCAGTCCAACCATCATGATCACCAGATGAAACGATTGGTAATGCAGATCCTGTTTCAGTAGAGATACCGAAGAAAATTTTCTGTCCCACGACATTCGCCAAAGGAATATCAAATAAGTGAGGAACTTCGGACTTAATAGCACCACCAGCACCAACATTAGACACATAACGATACAAATCGTAAGAATCATGTACAACATACTGTTGAATCAGAACCTCAACACCAGAATCCATGAAATCTGTTTCTGGAGAGAAGATATAGATACCTGCTGCAGCATTCTCTTTGCTACTTGCTAGCATAAGTTTAGTTGAAGCTGTGGTATCAAAATCAGAAGATCCATTAAAGGTGTATGGATAGGTATCACGACCAGGAGCAATTACATAGTAAGTAGTATTAGGTTGGAATCCACGTGGGAGACGAACCAAACGCTTATCAGTAACACTATTAATTGCTGTAGGAATCAATCGCACAGGAGTACCAGTTTGGAATCCATGTGGATCTGATTGACCCTGACCAGTATTAACTGTGAATACAGTAGCACGACCAGACAGAGATGAAGATTCAATGATTGGTTCAACTCTTGTTACAGAATTAGCATTACCAGACATAATCAGATTAACAGTATCAAAGTATCCTTGAATTGCAGTAGCAATACTTGTACACTCTGGATAATCAGCAGAAATAGTAATACTATCATCTGCAACTGGTTGTGCTGTAGCAAAATTACCAGTTGTTGTAAAATACAACCACGCAGTTGTACTATCGCCACCAGCAAGGTAAGGAGTACCAGCAGTTGTGTCACGTAATGTGATAGTTGTTGCATTAACAATGCTATCAATAACAATATTATCAGCAATAGTATTAACTATTGGAGTTGCAGTACCAGTATCAACCCAACCATTAGTAAAGTCATTGGAATTAAATTCCTGAACTTTCATGCCAGAATGCAATCCTGATGTGTCACCAACAACAACTGTTGCACTTTGATTAGTAGTAGTACAGTTCTTAATCAATAGCGTAAAGTTACGCATTGTGCTCATCATGATCTTCTTAGCATGACCATAAGCATCTAGAGTTTCAGTCAACTCATTTGTAACATAATTAAGATTACTTCCTACAAAGTAAGAATTAGCAGTATTGATAGAATTAACATTACCACCAACACGAAGATCTTTAATAACAGCATCAACAAAGTACCCAACATCACGCTGACACTTAGTTATAGAAAGTGATTGATTAGTTAATAAATTCGGATACTTATTAGTAATATAACCATAAGTTTCTTCTGCAATAAACTGTCTATTCTTCTCAATCAATGTAGCAGCATCTTGTGCTGTATTAAAATCACTATTTCCATCAGAATCTAAATCAAAGTTGAAATTAAAGGAAGAAGGAGTTATTGTTGATAGTGAAGCAGTATAAGAAGTCCAACCACTTGGTGATAATGTTGCATGATATGTCTTCTTACCACCAACACCACCAGATGAAAGGTTTACAAAGATCTGATCATCATACTTTGCACCCAACCTATATCCACCAATATTGGCAGCAGGACGTTTTGCTGGATCTTTCTGTTCATCACCAGCAATATACAACCTACTATGATTCGATTGATCATTAGATGTCTCAATATCAATAGTATAATACTGATTCTTAACAATTGCACCAGCAGAACTATCAACTAGCTTTGGAGGAACAATAGCATCGATATATCCACCCTTGTCTTGGTTAAAGGCATAACCCTTAAATCCTTTAGCGTGTAGTGATGTATTACCAAAGTTGGAGTTAGAGTTGGTAATTGACATATCACCACCACTTTCCATTAGGAAGTGATCATGATAACCAACAGCAAATACAGATACACACTGAATAAATGCATCATCAGATGCTTTAATATGCCAGTTTCTCCATGCATCCTTCCAATAAGCATCACCTTTAGTGTGATATGGAGTAGTAGCAAATGCATCAGTTAATGATGCTTGATTCCATGTATTATTAAACCTATCATAACGAATGAATGCCCTATCATCTTTCTGGAGGGTAACACCCGTGTACTGAGCAACAACCATTGATCGGAATCCAGTTGTCCTGGATCCATCAGCCCACATGCCGCAATAACCCCATGTAGAACGGATAGAGCAGTTAAAGACATAAGGAGAAGCAGACTCAACAGAATCAATCTCTGCCTGGATTACAGCACCTGTTCCCAGACCATTCGCTGTGGTGTATGTTGCATTATCAACTAGACCCAACCCAGAAGGATTTGTGTGGATATTATACGTGAAAACTTTTGGATTAGTAGAACTAATACCAGTAATCTTCCATGTACCATTAACCTCACTAGATAATCCACTATTGAGAGTAGCAACATACTGACCAACGTAATAACCATGATCAACTTTTGTAGTAACTTCTAGTTGAGAAGCAGCACCACCATCAATAGCAGTAACTTTAATACTTTCAATGTTTCTGGTATCAGATAAAGGACCAACAATCCTATTCTCCTGTACACATTGCTCAAGTTCTCCATCATCAATTGTTGGTTGGAATTGTGCAAATGCTCTTCCTACCTTCTGATAGTATACATCCAAATCCTCATTATCAGCATAAGACATAATAGTGATCTTATGGTGAGAATATTCAGGAACTACTAAAGAAGTAAAATCATTAGGCTTGTTATATACTTTCGCTACGTTATCTGCCTGAGAATATAGTGGCGAATTGGATGATAGATCACCATCCTTAATAGTCATCTGCCACAAGTAACAACCACCCGTTAGACGGAAGATACCAGATCTACCCACATCACCATCAACACAATCAGGAACATATAGAGGTCTAACAATGGTACGACGTAAGTCATAACCAATCAATGAACAACCTCTAGGTACAATAGCACCACCATCTGATGCATTAAACTTATACAGTACGTTATCTGGATTAGAAAGGTCAAGAATACTATCATCCTGCCATTCTTCTAATGCTTGATTATAATCAAAGATTGGAACAGTACCAGTAACCTGTACCGAAACAAGATTAGAAAGATTACCAGCAGTAAGAGTGCTGGTCATAATATTTGTTAATGTTATGATGTTTGATTGTACATCAGAACACGCTAAAGCACTACCAGATGTACCATAATCAATGTCTGGTGTGGTTTGACCAGCAATAGCTGGTCCTTGTGTAACAACCAAATCCTTACTGTAAAGTTGATTGCTTACAGCTTTAGTCATCTGATCACGAGCACCATTAAATGCTGTGACAGATTCAGCAACTTCTCCTAGTAAACCAGGATTAATTGGATTTCCATCACGATCAAAATATGTCTTTGTAGTAGAAATAATATTACTATTACCACCATTACGTAAATCAGATACTACAGAATCAATAAAGTATCCAATATCTCTCTTACACTTCTCTTCCCCTGCAGGAATTTTTGCAGATACAGATTCTGCAGGAAGATTATTTAAATTAGCTGCAGTAATAGTATCAGTAACTAGAGTTGTTAAAGTTCCCAAGAAGGACTGAATATCAGCACATAAAGCATTATTAGCACGGTTATTGATATTAGCAGCAAATGTAACTGCATTATCAGCAGCAGATTTAAACAAGTGTCCGTAGTTACCACCACTAATCAATGCTCCAGCAGCAGCACTAACAAATGTATGTGGATGATTACCACCAGTAATTACAGCACCAGCAACAGCAGATTGGAATGTATGGATTCCATTGTTACCACTTTGTCCAACATCAATCGTAATTGTTCCATTTGTTTGATGAGCAGCAATAATAGGAAGAGCAGTATCATATGCTCTATCTACCTTCTGTTTAATAGAACCAGCAACAGCAGATACAAATGCATGAATGTCTACATTAGAAGGTGTTGTTCCCCGTAAAGCATTCAAAGTAAATGTATTAGTACCAGTTACAGTAACTTGAATCCACTTACCACTAATTGGGTCAGTTGCTCTTGGATAAGTCTTTTCAGCAGCAGCACCAGATGCGCCACCAAATCCACAACTAAAGGTTAATCCAGCATCATCTATCTTAACCCAATCACCAGTCCTCATACCATGATCAGCAGTAGTCTGAATATTCAGAATACCAGTACTGGAATCATATGTTGTACCAGCACCAGCTGTATGATTCTCAATTGTTGCTCTAGGATATGCCTTTGTTTGTGATGCAGCAGTAATTGGTCCAACATTAACTGTGATAGTTCCGGCACCAATATCAACAGTATCAATCTGAATTGTTACATTATCAGCGAACGGATCTACCCCAGCACGAGGATAAGTATGATTTGTCTGATGATTATCAGCATCACATGTAAAGGTTAAAGCATCATTAGAAATTAAAATCGAATTAGCATTAGTTAAAGTCTGTGATGCAGGAGTCGTTAATACTAATATACCAGTTGCTGAATCATAAGTTGCATCAGTTACATCATATTGAACACCATTCTGGTTACCAGTAATAGCATTACTTACTGTACCACCAACATAAGTATGAACACCAGCACCATAAGTACAACTAAAGCTTATAGATTCTTCTGCTAACTTGATACTTTGTCCTTGCAATATACCATGATTAGCACCAACATCAAGAACCATATGACCACTTGCTGCATCATAAGTAGCACCAGTTACATTAACAGCACCTGTAGATGTCTGTCCAATATTAACTGTAATCGTTCCATCTTGCTTTGTAACACTATCTGCTAATGCACTCTTGAAGGAGTGTGGATAATTGCCACCGGAAGTTACAGCACCCACTTCAGCACCAATAAAAGTATGAGCAGATGTATCTGGAGAAATACCAATATCAACTACAACTTCTGTAGCAGTAGAAGAAATAATAGGAAGTAATGTCTCGTATGCTGGATCTTTTGGTCTCGGATAAGTATGTTGAGTGCTGTGTCCGTTATATGCACATGTGAATTTTAAAGTATTAGCACCAATTTTAATACTATCACCAGATTTAACAATACCATTATTAACAGAACTAACCCATGTGTGTACATAATCACCACCAGTTACTATAGCATCAGCATTAGCAGATTTGAAAGTATGGTCATAACTACCACCAAGAATTACTGCATTATCACCATTACCTGCAGTAGTAGAGAAGGTATGAGCAGATTCATCGGAAGAAATACCAACATTAATAGTAATTGTTTTATCCTGATGAGCAATAGCATCAGCATCTGCTGACGCAAATATATGACTAGAAAGATTTAAGTTGGAGATACCAACAAACAAATCAAAATAATCAGTAGATGCGTTAGAAACCAACAACCAATCACCAGCAACAGGATCAGTTATTCTTGGATAAGTATGATCTGTCTGATGATTATCTTTATCGCATGTAAAGGTAATACCATCTGTCTTTAATTTGACTCTATCGCCATTAACAACACCATGATTATCACACTTAATTCTTAAAATACCATTTGCTGGTGTATATCCTGTACCAACTAATGGTTGAAGATTAGTTGATCCAACATTAGTAACTTCAACAGAAGAATCAAATGATCTATCCTTTTTCTGACTAATACCATCAGTTACTGCAGTAGTACATGTATGCTGATATGCACCACCAGCAATTACAGCACCAGCAATAGCTTCTTTGAAGGTATGGTCATATTGATCATTAGCAGCTGCTGCACCAACATTAATAGTAATCGTTCCTGCTACTTGATCAACCGCATCAATATTAATAGCAGTATTGGATGCTACAGTATCATGAGTACCATCATTTCGTGGATATGTATGATCAGTAGCATTATTATCTTTATCGCAAGTGAATGTTAATGCATTATCTGCTAATTTAATAGAAGTATTTGCTTGTAGACCATGATTAGCACCAACGGTCAACACCATAACACCAGTTACTTGATCATAAGTAGCATCAGTTACATTATGATTCACAAGTGGTGTACTACCAACCTGAATGGTGAATGTATTAACAGTAGCGTTATCAATTTTTAACCATTTTCCACTAATAGGATCAGTAGCACGTGGATATGTCTTAGGTGATGCAGTACTGCCATCCATTGCACATGTAAATGTCAATGAATTATCAGCAATCTTAACCCAATCACCAGTCCTCATTCCATGAGCAGCAGTGGTTTGGATAGTCAGAACACCAGTATTACCATCATAAGATGTGCCAGCATCAGCAGCAGTATGATTCTCAATTGTTGTTCTGGGATAAGCATGATCTGAACCATGACTATCTTGAGCACAAGTAAATATTAAACTTTCTTCTTTCAGACGAATATTACTTCCTTGCCTGATAGTATGTGAATCACTAAGGGTAAGAACCATCTCACCTGTAGTAGGAGTAAATGTGGCACCAGATACATCATAATCTACATTACCAGTTACACCAACATTTAAAGTAATGGTTCCATCCTGGTGCTTAAGACCAGTAGCAGTAGCAGATACAAATGTATGTGCTGTTGTATCAGGTGAAATACTAACGTTAACGTCAAAAGTATTTGCTGCAGCATTTACATTGGAAACTTCCAACCACTTAGTACTAGCATCATCAGTAGAACGTGGATATGTATGTGGTGTGGAATTATTATCCTTAGCACAAGTAAATGTTAGAGAATTATCATCAAGTTGAATTCTTTCACCATTAGAAATGGTTAATGTTGGTACTGTAAGAGTTAGTACACCAGTTGTAGGAGAATAATCAGCACCTGTTACTTCATGTGATGTAGAACCAACACTAGCAATTGTAATAGGCTTATCATATACTGGATCTGTTGCTCTAGGATAAGTATGCTCTGTGAAATGGTCATCCATAGCACAGGTAAAGATCAATGATCCTGTTGCCAGTTTCAGTGTCCTGCCTGCATTTAATGTATGGTTTCCAATTGTCAGAACCAGGTTACCATTAGCAGGGTTATAATCAGCATCAGTAGGAGTATAATTTACTCCAGTAGTTGCACCAACATGAACATCAACAGTATCATTGGTGAGATTAGTAACAGGTAACCACTTACCACTATAAGGATCAGTTGAACGAGGATATGCGTGTTCTGTATTATTACGATCTTGGTCACAAGTAAAGACCAAAGAATTATCTAAAATCTTAATCCTATCCCCACTAATATAGTTATGATCGGGAATAGTAAGTTGCATTACTCCAGTAGAAGGAGTATATGTAGCAGTAGTTGCTGTACGAGATGTTTCACCACTGAAGTTATGGTTACCAATATCTAATGTTAAAAGTCCTGTTGTAGGAATATAAGTAGCAGCACTGACATTATATGGTACATCAGGAGATAAACCAACATTAACATTAAATACTGTTCCACCCGTTCCATTAGGTTGAGCATTTGAAACCGTCAACCAATTATTAGAAGCAGGATCAGTTATTCTAGGATATGAATGATCCGTAGCATTATCATCTTTATCACAAGAGAATGTAACAGCACCATCAGCAAGTTTGACTTGATCACCATCAACAAATGTGTGATTATCAATACTTAAGGTTAAAATACCAGTTAATGAATTATATTCTGTTCCTGCTATCGGAGTATGAGTTGAACCAACATTACTAATAGATAGAGCAGCATTATATGCAGGATCATCAGTACGAGGATATACATGGTCTGTGATATTACCATCCATATCACATGTCATTGTGATAGAACTATCGGCAATCTTAACAGTTTCATTCAACGAAAGATTATGAACACCAATTGTTAGGACAAAATCACCAGTAGCAGGATCATATGTCGCATCTGTTGGAGTGTAATTAACAATTGGAGAATGTCCAACATCAACTGTAATAAAATCTGTTGCTACCTGAGTAATTTCAAGGTATTTACCAGCAGCAGGATCATTTGCACGTGGATATGCATGATCAGTAGCATTAGAATCAGAATCACAACTGAATACTAAACTTCCAGAAGCAATATTAATATGATCACCAATTGATAACCCATGATCTGCAATTTCTAATACAAGTTCACCATTAGAAGGAGAATAAGTAGCACCAGTAGGTTTCCAACTCTGTGTTGCTGTACCATAATCAGAACCAGGAGCATTATCAGCAGTAATTGTTAAATCTTGTACTGATAATTGGTTAGAAATAGCAAGAAACATCTGATCCCTTGCTTGCTCAAAAGCATAATTTGCTTCTGCTTGCTCACCATTTAAACTATCATTTAACCACGATGTACCTGCTTCATTAAAGAAGGTTTTTAAAAATTTACGTGTATATTGATTACCATCTGCCTGAGCAACGTCCAGTGCTAGAGAATCAATGAATAGACCTAAATCCCTCTTACACGTTTCCTCATATGATCCATGATTAGCATACTGAGTAAGAGTTTTAGTCCATGATGTATCAATAATTTCTTGACGATTCAGTTGAAGTAATCTAAAAGCATCCTTGAATCGTGAATAATCCTGTGTTTGACTGTCGTTAGGATAATAAAAATCGGGGTGGTTAGTAGCAATATCAGCAGCAGCACGATCAACAATTGCTTGCCTATTTGCATCAATTAAGTTAGCAGCATCAAAAAATCTAACTTCTGGATTAGCAGCATCAACCAGACCAGGACGGTTATCAATATAGTGGTTACCAGGCATCAGCATAACGCTAAACTGGTCAAACCTATCATTATCCTTACCAGGTAGATAAGAATAACGTGAAACCTCTATAAATGCCCTCTGAATTGTCTTGAACGGACGGAGAGGACTATTACCTCTATTATCTAACTCGTCTGTTGCATTAAAATCATCCGGCGAAACGTACAGATACTTACCTGTTTTACTTGAATATAAGTTATCAAGTCTTGTTAATGGCATAACTAACCGAACCGTGCTACTTCTACTGGTTGTATTTATACATTAAAATTGAGTTAAACTCCCCCGACTGGAATCGAACCAGTAACATCCAAATTAACAGTTTGGCGCTCTGCCTGATTGAGCTACAGGGGATTGGAGCGGATAGACGGAATCGAACCGACGACGAAAGGTTGGAAACCTTTAGTTTTACCTCTAAACTATATCCGCATAAAAATGATGGGAGGCCTGCGTGATGCCACAAGTAGGATTCAAACCTACAGTCTACCCATTACAAGTGGGTTGCATTATCGTTATGCTATTGTGGCGTTAATTTATTAAATTCAAATTTTCCGAATTTTCCCCCCCATACTTGTTCTGTAGTATCCAAAAGATATCCCCTATCAACAACATGATAAGATCTACTACTCAAAAAAACCTCAGATAACATATATGTAACTTTATCATTCCAATCAACACGACACTCACATCCAGCAATACCCCCCTCAAATTTCTCTCCTGTGTACTTCAGTATACTATCACATCCTTTCTTATGTGTCAAGGCATTTTCAAGCAAATCGAGATTATGAAAACCTTTATGTATATTCTTTGGAAAATCATAATTCTTGATCCTAATACAACCATTATCTTCAAATGGTTCTATCACAAATGTCCGATAAGGATCATATAATTTATAATTATATGCCTGTTCACAATAAAAATATTTTCCCACTTTCCTATGTTCTAATTGCACCATCGCATATTTTGCAGGAAACGAGAACGCCTGTACTTTATTCTCCCATTTTCCTTCAAACCATTCATTAAACTTATCAATCATCTTTAGGTAATAATTCAGGATCATTAACAGGAATCTCAAATGCCAAAGGATGACATTCTTCTTCCATTAAATACGAATTCCATCTCCACAAATCTTCATCTGTATAATCCCTCCCCTCCATTGCTTCGACCTGAATGGAAGGGTGTTCCTGTATAATTGACGGTAATTCATCAAAAGTATATGGCACATCTTGGATAAAATACATTCTAACCACATTACCCATATAAAAAGAATATCGTTGCGAAAGTTTATAATCCATCAATCAATCCATTATACTTTATTTAGATCACTCGTCGTAAACCCTACATTCAAATGCATCAGGATGATTCTCACAATACACTTCTAATTTTGAATCTTCGTGCCTTGTATGAAAATCATTGATTTTACCTTCATTCTTATTTACCTCATCATTCCTATGATACTCATCATAATAAGCATGAGAAGTTTTTAGATCTTCTTCAGTATACTCCAGCATACCATGATTGATATGTTCTTTACCATCTGGTTCGATGTAAACTTCATGGTCTAAGTCGTGCTTAATGGTAGTCATTAAATTCATTCTACGTTTCAAACAGTATTTATTTTACACGAATAACACTATTTTGTCAAAATCGACTTTTTTGAGGAAAAACACACGGCGATTATTTTGCCGAATTCATGTAATCAAAAAGTGAAATTAGTTTAAGAAAATTGTGGTTCCAGTAATACTCAAAATACCACCAACATTAACGGTAACCAACCCAGCAGTTGTAAGAAAACTTACACCAACACCAAAAGTAGACCAGAAACTATTTGTGCCAGTAATAATAACACTAGCTTTTCCTGGTCCAGCATGAATAGTCCATGCTCCTGGATTTGGTTTGGACCCTTTAACGGGTATACCCATTATTCTATTCACTTTTTGCCCATTAATCTGTTCTTTCCAATCACCAATAAGAGCTCTAAACCCAAAACCACCTACCCTAGTTTGGAAATTTATATTCGTTCCAGCATCAACATTATAATGACCCTTTAAAGGCAAACCCATACTATAGTTTCCCATCATCACATGGTTGTGACTACCACTAGAGTTGCTAGCT